ACGAGGTGATTGATAACCTTTTTAAAACGCATCCAGAAGCCTTTATAACACGTGCAGTCAATCAGTGGAAAGAAAAGCAACGCAATCGTGAGGCTTATTCAAGAGTGGAGGTTAATCATGGCAAATAAATCTTATGAATTAAATGAAGAAAATATAAACGATATTGTTGTTTCTAGTTTACTAGAATTTGCAGAAGATTATTTTGTATATGGTGATGAAAAGCGTGTTGCAGAATCTATTTTGATAACAATAAGCTGTTATTTGCCAGAAAATAAATATAAAAATTGTATGAATAATTTAAGTAAAAATTTTCCTGAACGATTTAAAGAATTAAATTTGGAGGGTTATTATCATGGCGAATGATAGAGATGATTTTCAACCAGAGATACGCAATAGTGCATGGTGGGCAAGTGACACAAGACGTGCAGTCAATGGTAAAGCCGTTGAAGTGATCTTACAAAAACAAGGTAAAGCACCTATACCTGATTTATCACACATTGAAGCCGTACAAATGGGTCATGTTATGCAACCTATTATTTTACGCCTTGCACAAGACGCTTTAAAGCAAGAAGTGAAAGACGCAGACTATATGTTGACCCATCCTAAAGAACAATGGTTACGTTGTCACTTTGATGGCATCACCGCAGACGGAAAAATTTTGGTGGAGGCAAAGAATTACAATGCAGCAACCAGAAACAAATATGACTTTGAAACAGGTCGTATACCATCAGCAGACTGGGCGCAACTCGTACATGAGTGTGCAGTGCATCAATTAGACAAAATATGTTTTGCAGTACTCTTTGGTGGTAATGAATTTAAATACTATATCTATGATGTCACTGAACAACATAAAGAGGAATTGATTAAAGAGATGGCGGGTCATTGGGGTCATGTTATAGCTAATACTTTACCAACACCTGATTCAATTGAAGCCTCTAAATTGGTATTTCCAGAAGGACACGATGGTGTAGTGACAGCGACTCGTCAAATGGAATATGCGATTGAACAACTTAAATCTCTTAATGTAAAAGCTAAAGAAATTAATACATTAATTGACCAGATTGAATTAGATGTTCGTAACGCTATGGGTGAAAACTCTGAAATCAGAGATATGAGTGGACACACATTAGTAACATGGAAAAATAGTAAACCTACTAAACGCTTTAGTTCAGATTTATTTAAATCAGCGATGCCAGATGTTTACGATCAATTCATTATTGATATGCCGGGCAGCAGGAGGTTCTTAATCAAATGAAATTAATTTCACAACACCGCATGGAAATAGCGTTTTGGATTATGGCTGTTTGTTCAATCATTGACACAATAAAGGGGTTTATATCATGAAAGACGATTTAATTAATCATCCGTTACACTACACCAAAGGCGGTATAGAAGCCATTGATGTAATTAAAGCTAAAGCAACACCATTAGAATTTCAAGGTTATCTTATTGGTACGATTAGAGCGTACGCATTAAGACTTGGATTAAAAGGAAATACCATTGATGATGCAGATAAAATTATTTGGTATTGCAATAAATTAAAACAAAACTTAACAAGGGGAGATAAACATGAGTAACGTAGTTCCGTTTCAAGAAATGGATCAGATGGCGAGTGCAATCGCACAATCTGGTTTATTTGGTATGAAAGACAAAGCCAGTGTGTTAGCACTTATGGCGGTAGCACAAGCAGAAGGATTACATCCTGCTACGGCTGCGAGAGACTTTCATATCATTCAAGGGAGACCAGCACTCAAAGCAGATGCGATGTTGGCTCGTTTTCAAAACGCAGGTGGTTCTGTTCAATGGAAGGATTACACAGATGAGAAAGTCACGGGAACATTTAAACACCCAAATGGCGGAGAACTTGACGTTACTTGGACAATTGAGCAAGCAATTAAAATCGGTCTTGTTAAACCGGGATCAGGCTGGCAAAAATTCCCAAGGGCTATGCTACGATCACGCTGCATTTCTGAAGGAATTAGATCAGTTTTCCCAGGATCAGTTACTGGATTCTATAGCCCGGAAGAAGTCGCAGACTTCACACCGGTAGAAAAGGATGTAACACCTCATGTCAATACCATTGCACCTAAAGGTGCATTTGATGACATGAAAGACGATTTACCTTTTGAAGCACCACCCACAACAGGTCAATTCGCATTACGTGTACCTAATCAAGACACACCTTATGATTACTTTGATACTAAAGATCAGTGGATTGATGGCTTTGTAGATATTGTTCGCAAGATTTACGATAGCTCTAAATACACACCAGAGGAGAAACAAGCTAAATACGAAGCATTAAGAGAAGTCAACTTAATGTTCATTAAAGGCTTTGATCCTCAAACAAGCGTTAAATTTACTAGATTAACTTCAATTATTAGAAAGGCAGACCATGAGTAACCAACACATTCAACAAGCAGGAAAAGGCGTTCTATTTATGAACGACAAAAAGACTTCAGAGAAACATCCAGATTGGAAAGGCACATTAACACTTTCTGATGGCACTCCAGTTAAGATTGCGGGTTGGACTAAAAAGACTCCTAAAGGTCATTTAATTAGTTTGGCAGAAGATACATTTAAACCTGCTAACCAACAACAATATCCTCGTGAAGTCAATACGTCACATGATGAGGATGTACCTTTCTAATGTCATTAATTAAGTTACAATTACCTTATCCACCCAGTGTCAACAATTATTGGATGACATCTGGACACAGACGTTATATCTCTAAACGTGGACAAGAGTTTAAGGAAGCTGTACGCATTTATTGTTTGCAGCACAAGATTCCTAAACTTGGTGCATACGATGTCATTGTAGGCATTTTATTACATCCACGTTCTAAACTGCTTATGGATATAGATAATTGTGCTAAAGCGGTATTAGATTCGCTTGAAGGCGCAGGCATTATTGATGATGATAAACAAGTGACATTGCTTATCATTAGCAGAGGTTCTATGAAAAAAGGTGGTGGCTGCACCGTCTTTATAGAAAAAGATACACCCTCCGCAAGCCTAGATGCGAGTTTGCCGATGGTGAACAGTTAGGTAGCTTTGCCGGTAGCTTTCTAGGTAACCGGCACTTATTATGAAATTACAATCAATCGTAGACGGAATTGTAATCTTTGCAATTCTTTATTTTTTTGGAAATTTAATTAAGGGGATCGTATGGCTAGTCCAAAGATTTTTGTAGCAACACCCATGTATGGTGGTCAATGTTTTGGCTACTATACACAATCAGTTTTGCAACTCAATAATCATTTTAGAGATAACAATATCACTTCAATGTTTAGCTTTATGTTTAATGAATCTCTCATTACACGAGCAAGAAACGCACTTGTAAACGCTTTTCTAAAAACAGACGCAACACACTTATTCTTTATTGATTCAGACATTGGTTTTAATCCTGCTGATGTCATTAAAATGGTGCAAGCAGATAAAGAAGTTATTGGTGGTATCTATCCTAAAAAAGAAATCAATTGGTCTAGCGTTAAACGAGCTATGGATAATGGCGTTGACTTTAAAGATTTAAAACATCATACCGGTTCTTTTGTAGTCAATCTTGTAGGTTATGCAGGAGAAGTCACCGTACCAGTCAATGAGCCATGCGAGATTTATAATGCAGGGACAGGCTTTCTTTTAATCAAACGTGAAGTTTTTGAAAAACTATCACCATTAGTTCCTACATATAAGAATGATGTGCATGATTTAGGTAACACGATGACAGGTCAAGAAGAAATTAAAGAGTTCTTTGCAACTTCTATTGAACCTGAAACAGAACGCTTGTTATCAGAAGATTATCATTTCTGTTATATCTGGCGTAAAGCCGGTGGTAAAGTTTGGGCTGCACCATGGGCGCAACTTACACACAATGGTACTTATGCTTTTGAAGGTCGTTTAATACCTGCACCTTGAGTCACTGCACGACACACTTTAAGGAATAAGTCTTTAGAGTAATGTGATTTCATAGAATTAACTACCGTGCAACAAAGCACAATGTTCTTTTTAATATAACCAATGCTAGAGTCTAAACGCTCAACGCTAACAGACTCTGGCTGACTTGGTTCTAATTTCATTTTCCATTTAGTGTAATAACAAACACCTTTTTGTTTATACCAAAGGTCTATCAAGTCTTGCTTTTCTATTTCTAATATATGATTTCTGCGTTTAGATGATTGTCGGCAAGATGCCATGATGACTGCAGCACGTCTTTCAAATGTTTTGTAATTGGCTTTTTTTGATTTGTTTGAAACTACATTAAAACAATCTTTACACCAAGAATGATAATTTTCTTTATGACGATAAAAAAGGTATACACCCTTTTGTATTTTACATTTGGTGCATACCTTCTTGAGCATTATTTACGCTTTGATTTGCGTGCTGTCTTGGCTGCTTTACGAAAGGCTTTATTAGTAGGAGCGCCTTTACTGCCAGGCTTTCGCATTTTCTCCCCACTACCTTTTTTAATGCGATCACGTTTGGCATGAATATTTGCATATAATCCGGGTTTCATCTGCTACACCCCCATCTACGTCTAGCTGCCTTACCACGTTCACCTTTCCAGCTTTTACTTCTAGCACAGAAAGATTTATGCCTAGGGTTTTTAGGATCTTTTGTAGGTGCTTTTAATTTAGAGCCAGTCGCTTTATTGTATTTAGCACGACCTTTAGCAGTGAGTCCTGCACCTGCTTTAACAGATTTCTTCTCACCACGACCTACAGATAATCTAACTTTTTTTTTAGTCATTATCTTTTAGATTTACGAGATGTTCTTTTTGTAGTTTTTTTAGGAGTTCTGTAAGACATATCTGGTTCAGATTCGCCTACTGTTTTTTCCCAATTTTTTCTTTTAGTATCTTTAGCCATAATTTCTAGTTCCTGATTTGTCTATGATTAATTGTTGTAATCTTTGTTGTTCACCTTGTGGCTGAAAGCCGATGTGACACCATCTATCATACTCCAAGATAACTTGATCGTACTGAATATGACTCCCAATAATAGCATTAATAATAGCACGAGGATTACCGAAAGCCGGACAAATAATATCTGCCGCAAGTCCTTGTACGTGTGCCGAGGTTGGCTTACTGCCCAATAAGTTATTAACACCGAGGCAGCGATAAGCGCTATTGATATGTACAGGAGAATTAAGAAGGCTTCTAACAAGTTCTAGTTGTGTCGCTAAAAAGTATAAGTTTTTTAATATTGTTGGATCTTTAGGAATGTTGTCAATGTTGTTACGATCAGCAATTTCAGAAGCGTACATTTCTTCTAATGTAAAGTGATCTGTAATTTTTGTCATGCAACACCTTTAATTTTTTCAATCGTTCTTAAACCACCAATACCTAACAAACCACCTAATACAGTTAATAAAGTATTCATATCAAATGGAATCGTAATAGGTGCTTGATGAAATAAAATTAAAAACCAATTAAGAATAGGGAATATAACAAAATGCAATGAAAAAGCGATACCGCAAATCCAGCCAATACCAGGTCTCCATCCAGACTTAAAAATGTTATCTGATTGAGCTTCTGCTTGATTAGTTTGCACTTGTGCCAAAGCAAGCTGAAAGTCATCTTGTAACACTGCTTTAGCAAGCTCATCTTTAGCTTGTTGTCTAGCGTTAACATCTGGAATAACTCTATCTAATACGGTACTTACAGCACCAATAATGGCATCAAGCAACATTGTTTGTAAGTAAGGTATCTAGCTTTTGTAAAACAACAATAGATTCTTCTACAATGACTTTAATCACTCTTAAAGCAATTTTAAAAGAATAGATTGCTGCTGTTTTTAAAAAATCTAATAATTGAATTAATTTAGTTTTCATAGTCCTTCTCCTGGAGTTATATAAACTGAAGCATTTGCTGCGTCACCAATCACTTTAGCGTACACATTTCCTGTAGGGCTTACTTGTGGTCCTGAAATAACTTTGTAAGCGTATGGAGGTAATGAAATTACATAACCTGGTCCGTTATCTGGTAAAGCCACATTAAATGAGCTAGTAGCATTAATCCATACGTATACAGCAGCATTAACATCTGCATTTGAAATATAGTATTGATTAACAGGGCTGTCAGAAGTGATGGTAAATACGTTTGATTGCGTATTAGCCGCACCTGTTACAGCTACCTTTACTGTCTTACCCATAGGTTGAAAAGCAATATTATTAGCCATTTAGCAAACCTTGCAGTTTTTTTCAGGTTTTGTAGTAGCTGAATTTTTAGTGTCTGTTACACCGTCAAATCGCCATACGGAAGTAAAACCTGCTGGTAATTTACCATTAATATGATAATTAGTACCGCCAATACTTCCATCTCTTGGAAGTTGTGGGCGAACAGATTTAGCTATTTGCTGATTGACTTGTGGTGGTCTTTGATTCTGTTTCATAATTTTCTCTTTTCCTAGTCTTTAATAATAAAAAACTAAATGCTGCAAAAAAAGCCATTGTGCCTAGTCTTAATATATCTGGGTCTTTCATCACCCAACAAGCCAAGCCAAACGACATTCCTAAAGCTATTATTGTTAATAAACGCTCTGATATAACGTTCAAAGCTACACGTATAACTTGTATTGCATCCATATTATCCCCTTATTGTAATACTATATTCTAGCTTTCTTCTTCCTCTGTGGCAACAAATCCTGCACCCCATTCATCGTCACTAATCTTTTGCTTGAGCTTTTCAACATTGATTGCTCTATCTAAAACTTTACATTTATCCGTTAAAGTTGCTGATTCATCTGCCATCACTTGTTTTAAAAGTACAGCTATAGAGTCCTCTAAATCCGGATTTATCCCCTTTTGTTTAGCCATTACTTTTTACCGCCGTAAATATCTATTTCTGTAGGCTTTTCACTTGTATCTCTAGTGGTAGATTGTAATATAGCAGGAGTAAACGGCACTACTCTTGCAGCACGTTCTCCAGCTTTACTCATTACTTTAGGTTGTATAAATGCTTTAAGTCCTTTAGATAAAGGAGATTCTGTAAAGTATTCAGTAAGAGCTTTTAAAGCACCTTTATCACCAAATGTTTTAGATTTTAGTATAGAACCAAATTCACCTAAACTATCGTATAAAGGATTTCTAGTGCCATAACCACCTGTTCTTGAAGTAATCACATCAAGTAATTTTTCAGGATTAATTTGACCAGCACGACTAATACCTATACTTCCTTCTCTTTGTAAAGTATCACGGATTGTTGCAAATGAAGCGTATTGAGACTTCCATGTTTTGTAAGCGTCTTTAGCTGCACCAGATAAATTGCTTTCAGCAAGGTTTTCTAATGAATCTTTAAGGTCATGTAATAAACGTGCTTGATTACCTGTTGCACCATCTAATTTACCATTGACTTCAATAATAGCGTTTCTTAAATCTTCAGCAGCAAAACGAGTGCCAATTAAAGCACCTCTAGGTCTGTCACCTTTAATATTGTTTTCAAGGATATTTTTAACTACATTGCCTTGTTCACCAAAAGCACCTTCTGCTTTATTAGCTATTGTTTCAAGTTCTTTTTCAAATTTAGGTGT